TTGAATATTAATACTTTGACTATCACTATCATTTGTAACAGTAATTTTAGGATTGTTAATATCCTTAATAGCAACAGGATTGGTTGGTGTAGGTGTTGTACTTTGAGTTGTTTTACCATACATATTTAATCCAACAATATTGTTGTTACTACTATCACTAATAGTGGTATTACCGGCTTTATCCGTTGTAACTTTAATTGATAAATCAATTATCTTTTGTTCTTTCTTTTGCAATTCCTTTTGTGTCTGAATTGCGAGTTGATAAACACCATCTGTAACATAATAAGGTAGTAAGATTTTGTTCTTATCGTTCGCCATACACAAGCAAGGATACATATATAAGTCAATTGGGTCTGTGTATGTACCTGTTTGTACTGATAACAAAATATAGCTTGTTGTATCATCAACAATAAATTCACTATCTGTATAGTACTTAGTTTCATTATTAACCATTACTGCAACTTGTACATAACAATTGTCTGTATTAGATTTGTTACTTGATACATAGTACTTACCCTCTTGAAGCTTAATTCTTTCACTTAATAAAGCAACATACTTCTTTGATGGTGTGCCTGTGATGTGATAACTACCATCTTTCATTTTTTCAACACTTAATCCATCTACACTTTTGCCATTAAGTTTACTCCAGTCATAAAGATTTTGACTTTGTACTAAATCAGCTTTATTAGTATCAAGCAAATTAATGTTATCAGCATTATCAGCAACTGCTTTGTTTATTGTAGTTTTATAGCTATTAAAATCTGTCTTATCTAGCTTATCAGCTTTTAAATTTTCAATATCTGATAGAGGTGTTTCTAACTTACTATTCACATAGTCAAATACTGCTTTGGTGTCAGGATAATAGTCTATGCTTGGATGTGTAATCACACTTACCTTATTAGATACATTTTCTTTGGTATCTAATGTTGTATTGATTTCATCAACTGACTTATTAAAATCAGCTTTTAAACTTTCGATACTTTTTTCATTCGTGGATACATCAGCTTTCACACTTGCAAATTCTTCAAATGCTGACTCTTTCACCTTCTGAATTGCCTGTGAAAGTTCTGTTACATCTGTTTTGTGCTGAGTTTCAATGCTTGTTGCTCTGTTTTCCCAATCAGACTTATCTGCATTTACTTGTTTCTTCAGCGACTTAATAGCACTTGCTAATAGTTCGTTTACATTGATGAAGTTTTCAGCATTTGAGTACACGATACTAACGCCTGATGGAACTGCACCACTTACTATATCCACATTGCCAACTGTGTTATCAATATAAATAGTCTTTAGTGAGGTACATCCCCCAAAAGTACCATTATTAATTTTTGTAACATTATCTGCAACAAATACTGTTACAATATCTGTCTGAGTAGTTGCAAAATCACCCGACTGTAAAATACTAGCTGATGTTGCCTTTTTAATTACTCCATCACTTGTAAAAGTTGCAGAGAAGTTAAAACGACCATGTTCAGCTAAATGTTTTAGTCTGTCAGCACTTTCAAGTTTGTCAATGTTATCAACTAAACCTTGCACTTTGTCAGCTTTACTTTCAACATCAGCAATGTTATTAAGTGCATCAACCAATGCTCCATACTCTTTAGACTTCTTAATCTCTGTTTCGTTAGCAACTGTAGATTGTCTAACCTGTACTGCAAAGGCTTGGGATGTAACAATCTGTTGACCGTCTTGTACAGTAATCTCGCAGTTCAAAACACCAGGTGTGTCAAGCATAACACTTGTCAGTTCTACTACAATTACTTGTTTTGTTGTATCAATAGTACAATTGTTAATAGCCTTAACCTCATTATTAATACTTGCCTTTACTATTGCCCTATAATTGCTTGTAAGGCTTAATACGGAGCCATTCTGAGTAAGAGTACAATCTATGTATCTTGACTTTTGGTCGCCCTGACAAGCCTTTATAAGGGTGTAGTTTCTTGTTTCATTAATATCAAGTACAAGGCTTTGATGTTTTATATCCATAATCTTTCCTTTCTAGTAAACTAAATCTGTGTTAGTTACTGTTATTTTAGTATTTTGTGGGTTTAACATATCAATAGATAGTTTGGTTAAATCATAAGCAACATTTATGTTGTGAGGTTTACTCATTACATTGACTTTCTTGTTAATTCTAAATGAATTAATTTGACTATCGGTAAGGTGTAAATCAATAGCATACACCTCAATAGTTTTTTTCAGTCTAATACCCTCAGACTGCATAAATGCTACTGCTTTCTTTAATAGTGTTTCTGTTTCCTTTTCTACACTGTCATACTTTACTATCTTTGACCTCCAGCCATATTTTTGTAAAGCTTTCTTGCTAACTATGTAATAGCCGTGATAGAACAAATCCCCATCTGTGCTAACAGTTTGACCTTCTTTATATCCTTTAGGTGTTTCACTGTTATAAGTAGGTATCCTTAGATTATCTTTTCCTAACGCAAGGACTGCTGATACCGTATCAGTTGACACCTCATCATCTGTAATATCTGTAAGGTTTTTACCAAATTCAATTACCTGACTATTTGTTTCGGTAAAGTTTTTTACATAGTCAAAATAGTTCTTATCACCAACATATCTAAGTGAAACATACCCACCTAAAGCAGAACCAAACAACTTATCCTTAACTATATCCCACAAGGTAATATAATCTTCTGAGGACCTTACAATACCACTACCGTCATCTTTTACAGTTATGTTGCCTAATGTCAGTTGTATAGGGTTATACTCAACTTGCAAATCCCCAAAATCACCTGAACAAACATTATTGTAATGTTCTACAATCATTTTTTTACAGAAGAATCTAACATCATTTTCTCCTTCTTGATATTCTTTGTTATTTACATAGCCACCGGGATATTCAAATGGAAAAGTCAATACGTCAGACAACACTGCTAAAAATCCCTCTAAAGTAACAGTAAGACTGTTGTTCCAATCTTTCTTTACTTCATAAATCCTGCCTTTAAAGATGATTTCATTATCTTCATAGATAGAAAATATAGCCGTCTTATCATTAAGAATTGAGTAATGTGGGTGAATACAAGGAAATACAAGTGTAGCAGAACCGGCAGTATTACTTTCTAAATTCACAGTAGCAGATGTTAATGCTAAATCTTGAATATTAGGGTCGTACAATAAAAATTCTCTATTATCAGCATTTGTCATTATAATTTTGTACATTACAAACTACCCTCCTGATATTTAATATCGATTGAACAAAAGTCTAAATTAGTATTTTGCTTCATACTGATTTCATTTAGACCTTTTTGCAACACAAAGTCATTAAATGTTTTTGTGTTTCTTGCTGATAAGATATTATAGATGTTATTAAAAGTTATTCCTATTACTCCACTAGATTTATTAACAAAGGTTGGGGACACCGGCATACATTCATTACTACAATATACTTTAATTGTAGAACCGTTAGCAGGTATATTATTAACACTTACAACTGTTAGATCGTGCTTTAATTTGTACGGTTTGAGAGTTGCCTTAATAGTTATCTTATCTACCGGATATTCATAGCCATATGCACTTACTGTAAGTCTTCCTTGCCAGTAATACTCTGGGTCTTTCTCAACAATAATGTTGCAATAAAGTCCATTTAAAGCATTAGAAACAAGTCTTTTTGTAAGTTCAATGTCATAACCGGGTTTTGTTGTAAAAACAAACTCAGCCTCTCTCATTTGGTATCTGACACAACCAAGTGCCTCTGTCAAGTCAAGCTGACCATCAGCACCGGGTATGTCAACATAGTTTGTTTTAGGCGTAGCAGGAGGAATATGTACTGATGATAGGATAAGTCCAAAGTCATCATAGCTATGATACTTTCCGAATCTAATACCATTTATCATACTGTTATACCTCTCTTCTTTCTCTTTGCTAACTTGTCTAACTGTTTATCCATTTTAGGTGCAATTTTTGATACTAAAGTATCATCATCAAGGATAATACTACTGTCTTTATCAAGTAATTCGGGGAAAAACTTACTTAACATTGTTAGTAGTATGTCTAGTTTCTTATCTATATTGGAAGTAAGAGTTGTCTGTGTATTCACTGTATTTTTCTCTTTCTCTTTCTTCTCACTAGGCAAGTCCTTTGCCCTATTAACAGATAAATTCTTAGTATCTAATGTGAACTGATGTAGCTGTTGTGCAATCTTTCTTATCCAACCTGTATTATTTTCAAGTGGTACAACTGCCTCTGCACCGTCTTCACCAAATACTGCCGGAGTAGGTTTATCAACAACTGTACCTTTAGCCAATTTAGGAATTTTAGGAATATTGAAACCAAACTTCTTACCACCAATGACAGGCACCCAATCAGGCACATCAAAACTAATTTTATTAACACCACCAATAAGAAAATTAATGCCCTTAATGATAAGATTAATAGGTGCTTTAACTATTGAAACGATACCATCAAAAATTTTCTTAAAGAAACTCGAAACACCTGAAAATACACTCTTAATACCATTCCATGCACCTGTAAAGATATTACTGAACCATTTCCCAATACCGGAGAACACATTCTTAATTCCTTGCCAAATACCTGAGAAGAAATTACCTACACCGTTCCATACTTTCTTAATGCCTTTCCAAGCACCTGAAAATACATTGCTAAACCAAGTACCAACACTTGAAAAAGCACTCTTGATACCGTTCCATACTCCTGAGAAAATCTTGCTAAAGAATTTTATAACCGGTTCAAATATCTTCTTAATATTTTCCCATATGGTTGTAAAGTACTTAGCAATCCTTGAAAAATACTTGCCAAAAAAATTTGAGATAACTTTCCAAATTGATTTAAAAATATTACCTACCATTGATACTATACCTGTAAGCAAAATGGGAATTGATTCCCACAATCCTTCAACAATACTTTTAAGAATAGTAGGTAGTGCCTCAATCAAGCTAATAATAATTTCCGGTAAGGCCTGTACCAGTTGTATTACAAGTTGTATAGCACCCTGAATAAGTATTGGAAGATTATCCATAAGAGAATTTACAATGGATATGATAATCTGTGGAAGATTATCAATTAAAGGCTGAATAATCTCTGTAAAATGTGTCATTAGGTACAATACCATACTTGTTATACCGGCTATTAATTGAGGTATAAGAGTAGGTAATGCATTACATAGTGTTGACATCAATTGTGGTAGTGCATTAACTATAGCCGTAAAAACTTGATACACACCATTTAGCAAAGACGGAATTGCGTTTAGTATAGCTTGTATAAACTGTGGTAATGTTCCTACTAAGGCATTGATAAGTGATACTGCACCACTCACTATACTAGGAAGAAGTGTGGTTATAACCTCTGATACTTTGCTTATAAGTTTTGGTACTAACTTAGTAACCAGAGATGGAACTCTTTGCAAAACCTGTTGTATTCTAGGGATAATGTTATTAGCAACAGTAACTACACTATTAAATACATTGGTAATTAAGCCGTCTATATTTTGGCTACCATCAGTTAAACCGGCAAGAAGGTTTTGCCAAGCACCTTTAGCTGATGAAAGAGAACCCTGAATAGTTGTACTAGCCTCTTTTGCAGTAGTACCGGTAATACCCATTTCTTTCTGCACAACATGAATGGCATCTACAATGTCAGCATAGGAAGATATATCGTATTTAACACCTGATATTTTCTGTGCATCAGAAAGAAGTCTTTCCATTTCCTGCTTTGTGCCACCATAACCAAGTTTGAGGTTATCAAGCATTGTGTAATTTTGCTTTGCGAAGCCCTGATAAGCATTCTGTATATCTTGTAACGGCGTTCCCATCTTGTTGGCATTATCAGCCATATCTGTGATGGCAAGGTTAGACTTCTTTGCTGCTTTCTCATACACTTCAGAAGAATAAGTTGCAGTTGAAGTATTCTCTTGTAAAAGTTTTTTCTGCTCTGTTACATATTCTTTAGTAGTTTTTAACTTAGCTTTGTTATTAGCCTTAAGAGTAGCAAGTTCCCTTTTATTTGCCTTTTTCATTTCAGAAATTTGGGCATTACTTGACTCTTTAACTGCATTCACTTCGGCAGTATGTTGTTCTTTCAAAGCCTCTTTCTTAGCAGTAGCCTCATCATTAATAGCAGTTTTCTGGTCTTTTAAAGACTCAATTTGTTTCTTTCTTTTATTTTCTCTTTCTTTTTGCTCTAGATCAGCAAGATAATCAGCTAGATCTTGTTCTGCTTGAGCCTTTGCCTCAGTAGTTTCTGCTTTATCTATCTTCTCTTGCAGACTTGCTTTTTTCTGTTCTTGCTCTCTCTTTTCTCTAGCCTGTTGTTCTGCCTCAGTCTGACCTTCTAGACTATTAATCTGATCATCAATGGCTTTCAGTTTGTTGTACTTTTCTTCATCAATCAGCTTTAGATTTTCGTTGTACTGTTTATCAATTAAGGCTATTTTCTTGTCTGTTAGTTTTTCGTAGTTACTGATTTCTTTATCTTGAGAATCAGCAAGTAAGCTTTCTTGTCTTTCATTTGCCTTTTGTAAACTTGTATATTGATCATCAAGTGCTTTGCTTTGTGCCTCAACTGCCTTATCACCTGACTCTGATGTTCCGGTTGCCAAGGATTGAAGAAGAGATGCAGAAAAACCTGTAACAGTTTCCATGTATTCATTAGCTGACATACCGGCAGTTTGGTAAGCATTTTGGGCATTCTGGATAACAGTATCTGAACTACCTTTAAATAGTGTTTCAACACCACCTACAAGTTGTTCATAATCGCCATAAGCAGATATGGCATCTTTACCTATCTTACCTACTGCCACACTAGCAACTCCTAAACCGGCAACAATTACTTTACCGGCTTTTGCAGCAAAAGAACCCATCTTGCTAAAAGCACTAGATACTTTACCACCGGACTTCTCACCCTCATCACCAAAGGACTTAATATCCTCTTTTGACTCTTTGGCTTTATCTGTGGTTTTATCAATACTGCTATTAGCCTCATCAGTATCCACTGCTATACGACCAAGTAGCTTAAATAACTCCAAGTGTTCTACATCCTTTCCTATGAAGTAGGTTCAAAACTGTTCAATATATCAAATGAATTACTAATAATTTCTTCTGCTTCCTCAGCTGATACTTCTCTACTTTCTAAACTTTCTTTCCACTCACTATAGGACTGTTCACCCATATATTTGTGCAAGAAGAACTCCCACAAAATATCTTCATCATTAAGATTAAGTAGTTTAGTAACAAAGTCAGAAAAGTTATTAATAGCAATCATCTGTTCTATTAAAAGAAATGGACTTGCATACCGTTTAAATAGCAAGTCCATAAAATCAATAATATTTACTTGAACAATTTTGACACATGCTTGAAAAAATCCTTAAATTCCTCTTTTTTTACAAAGCTGATAATCATATCAGAGAAAGTAACTAAATCAAGTTCCTTAACTTCCTTGTATGATAAATTACTAACATTAGAAAGCAATTTAAAAATTTCAGTATCACAGTCTGCAATATGTGAGATAATCACATTTGCAAAGTTAAGTGCAACTGTTACACCTGCAAGTGTAGTTAAGTCTTTTGCATCTTTCTTTTTAGTTAGCACATCAACAACATCTTCTGACTTAAAAGTCTTAGCAAAGTTGTTTAGTCCGATTTTACTGATAATTGAACAAATCGGTGCAATGTCACTTGCGTTTAATGTTCTGAACTTATATTCTTTCATTATTCTTCTCCTTCATTAAGACTTGATGGAAGTGGATTAGCTTTTGACGGATAATAGATGTGATATGGTGCTACATTTAAATCACCATCAATGCTCTGATAACACTCAAATGTTGCCTTGATTACTGCATTTTCCTTGTTCTTTGATTCAGACTCAAAGCCTGTTGTACAAAGAGCATTATCAAGAATAGCAATGATAGGTGTACCATCTGTTTTCTTGCCTACAAAGGCAATATTTTCGTAATAGTCACCATCTTCAATAGTTGCCTTTGACTCAATAAGGTCATAACCCTCAATATCAGACGACTCAACAATCTTGCCAAGTGTTGTTGATTTAATTATTTCCGGTGTAAGTTCTGCAAAGTTAGTTTCCAGCTTTACACTTTCACCTGTTTTCTGAGTTAAACCCTTAACCTTAACCAATGCACCATCAAGTTCAATGTCCTTGACTTCCGGTGTAATAGTTAATTTACTGCCACCACTTGTTGAACCGATAAGGCTTTCAGCAAAATTCCATTTCTTTTTCTGCTTATCATACTTTAGTCCTTTGTGGATAGTACCTGCACCGAACAGAATGTTCTTTGGTGTATCTTCTGTGATGCCATGACTTTTAATTTCTTCATATGCCATAATATTAGTTTCCTTTCCATAATTTAATGTTTAATGTAATTTGACATTTCTTTAGGTCATCATCTTCAAGTGGAATGTTAAAAGAATTGTCATAAAAAATAACCATTGCAGAACCCTTTTCAGTTACTACCGAAACAGAGTGTCTGTAATGGTTAATAATTTTTGATTTCTGTTTTTCAAGTTCATAAAATGAACCTCTTGAAAAGCCTGTTAAGATAACAGATATATTTTCTTGACCGTCTTCTGTCGTACCTTGACTACTTGTATAATCACCCACCCAATAAGGATAAGTAACCGATACTTTAGTCATTCTGCCAAATTCATAATTTAGTCCAAGTTCTGTAAGGTGTGAATCAATGGTTGATAATACTTCATCCATAACTATTTCAGTCCTTTCAATTTCTGTTCAAGAGCCTTTGGTACTTTTGTCTTTAGCTTTTCATGAGCATTAAATAAGGCTCTGTTAGGCTTTTTACCATAAGTAAAGTGACCTTTACCGTCCTTATCAACATAGCACCAGCCACCTTTTCTACCATTGCCCTCTAAGGCATATTCACCGGTACCAAATTCTTCCCAAATAGCATTTTCCATTGGTGAACCAATAACACCTTCAAGTGCGTTTTCATCAATAGCATAGTCCCAAGAACCTTTTGTCTGACCGGTATCCACTCTAGTGTTTCTTGCAGTTTGTGACTGATATTCCCCACACACTTCATACAAAAATGCTATTACGGCATCTTGCATTTCTGCATTAACCTTTAGTCTGTTATCTTCAAAAACAACATTGTCAGCCATTTTGACCACCTACATATTTTAGATAGAATTCCAAATGCTGATGAAGTCCCATAGGGTCATCAATATATGTAATTTGATACATCTGATTATTGATAATCACCCTTGAATTTTCACTAGTGAATGTAATAGGTTTGTAGTCACAAATAAAGATATGTGTTGACTCCTCAATTTTGGCATTATATGTAGTGTATTTTGTACTCTGTGTGCTTAAATCAAGAAACCCTATTATAGTGAGAACATCTGACCATATATGTTCTACTTCACCAATAGGGTTTTTCTGTTTACTGCTTTTCACTTGAAAAGTAGCAGATATATTACCACCAATCATACTAGAACCTCGCCTTCTTATGTGGCTTTAAAAAGCCCAGTAAGGATATTGGGTAGCCCATTACCTGATTACTGCTATCTTGTGAAAAATAGGTTACAGAGTGTCTGGAGATTGTTTCTGACTGTATTCCCACCTTATCTCTGTTTCTTACTTCCCATAGCAGTAAATTAATAGCACCTTCCTTTACTGCACTAGGATACTGAACTTTAGTTATAAGGTTATAATCACTATCAATTAAATCCTTGTTGAGAACGGTTCTATCGTTCTCCATATCCACAATTATATACAAGCCGTTATTAACAGACTCAGTAATCTGTATTGTGTCACCTACACTAAACCTAGTATCTGAACCTATAATGTCACTGCCTAAGGCTTTGGCAGAGAACCTTTTACTACGGCATTGAAAATTGTTGTTAGTATATGCTCTAATCATATCTTCAATGCTTTCAAGTTTTCTCTTCACAACAGCCTCAGGCATTGAGCTGAATTCAGGCATCCACATTACATCATTTAGAGATACAATCATTTCTTAAGTTTAGCAAGTACAACCTTGCTTTCGTTAGAAAGTGCAACTGTGTAGTGCTTATCTGCTGAAACAATAGTCTTTCTTGCAGATGACACTCTGTCAGTTTCCACAGTTGTATCTCTCTTTAGATAAATTGTTAGTGCAGGAATTTCATCTTCTGTTTCAGTATCTTCTTCAAGCTTAATAATAGGACACTGATAGAAAGCACTTGTACTGTCAAGTGTTACTTTCTTTGACGGTACAATACGGCAATTTGCAATCTTACCGATTTCACCTGTCATAATAACATTGCCCGGATACTTGTCGGCAGAAATGAAGTTAGGGTCCTTACGAAGTTGACCAACCTGTAAAGGATTGACAAACATAACCTTTTCTGTATTGACTTCTTCATTGAATAGGTCAATAGCTGATACAATCTGTTCATAACTGATAATCTTGCTTGAACCGTCATAAATAACTTTTGCACCCATTAGTGCAGTAATTGCATCATTATCAATCTTTGCAGCCAGAGAAAGTGCAAGTTGTGAATTTGTAGCACCCACAGGGTCACCATAACCTGATAGGACTGCCTCATCAGTTAGTTCAACTGCTTTCATTGCCTTCTTAACTGTTGCAGTAGTTGATGATGTTGTCAGCTTAGCAGTACCACAAGCTACACCTTCTGCAACATCTTCTGCATCACCAATGTAACTATACTTAGGTACTGTAATAGTGTTACCCGGTACACCTACCAAAGTATCATCCACCTTTGCAAATGGTGCTACTACAATCTTCTTACTAACCTTTGCCGAAATCATATCAGCCATTACCTGAGGGTTAATAAGGTCTGTGATTTTTGTTGTTTCATTAGCCATAAATTTTACTCTCCTTTATTTAATGTGTTATACAGTTCAGGATTATCTGTGTGAAGTTTTAGTCTGTCACGATAACCCATTTTATTAAACTGTTCTTTTGTGATTTCACTACCATTGTTATTATTACTGTTAGGTAGCTTATTTTCTTCAATTTTTGTACTTGTAGTTGATGTAAACTGTGTTGGGTACTGGGTCTTTAGTTCGCTTAATGTATCGTCAAAACCTTTAATCTTGCCTTTATCGTCAAGTTGAATTTCGCCTTTTTCTTTAAACTTAAAAGCCATATAGTCCACATCAACAACATTTGCTTTAATAAGTGCATTTTCAAGTGCTGAATTTGCCTTACTCTGTTCAAGTTCAGTTTTAAGGTTACTGATAGTAGTTTCATATTCCGTAACCTTTGCTTGTAGTTCAGAGTTACCGGCATTATCCTTTTTCAACTGCTCAATCAAAGCACTTGTCTCATCATGTTCCTTTGACTTACTGTCAAACTTACCCTTTAAGTCCTTGTATCTGATGTCAAGATTTTCTTCACTTGCAGTAAAAATCTTGTTTTGTTTCATTTCACCGGTTACTTTCTCAATTTGTTCATCAGATAAACCCTGACTTTTTAGAATTTCTTGTAGTGTCATACATTTTTCCTTTCTTCGTTCAATAGAATTTTTACAAGTTATCTCTTGACTTGAACTAGTCATTTTACATCTGACAAGATGAATTTAAACAGTTTAAAGCCTTGTTCAGGGCAATAAAAAAGCACTAACAAGAGTTAGTGCCTAATAACAATATTAATTTTTGTAATTACATTTACCATTGTAAAATGCCCCACACTCAGCTTTTACACATTTCATTGGCTGATGAATGGTTTGTACGATAGTATCTGTTTTTGTACATTGTTCAGGGTTATCATCATTATAACAATAACTTTCTTTCTGCACAGTGGTTTCCACTTTATCTCTATACGGACATATCAACATATCACCTAATTTCTTTTAAATAAAAATAGCACCTCACAAATCGTAAAGTGCTATAATATAGATTTCAGATATTCTTCATACTCCAAAGGAATACCAATATCATAATTTTTATAGTAGTGCAAAAAATCCAAAGGGAATGTAAAATCACCATCATCATAGACACCAGCTTGTAATTTCTCACCTGTAAACATATCATATGTTGGTGAACTTGTAGCCCAAACAACTAAAGTTTCAATATGTTTTACGACCTCATTCTTACCTATTGTATTTTTGATTTTTGATAATTCTTTAAAACTATCACTAGGGTCGCCATAAGGCATATTATCCCAAAAGCCAAATAGCTTTCTTCCGTTTTCAACTTTCATTTCATACGACCCCTTTCATTAGGCTTATAAGTAATCATCTGCCCACCTGAAGTTCTTCCCACTTTAAGAAGCCCATTACTTCCGATAAGTAATTCATCATTAGGTGCCTCAACACAAACTCCTAAAGCATTGGATAATTCTTCAGCAAAACAATAATTATCATCTATTATTTTGCCTGTACTGCAAGATAATAAGCGAATATTCTCCCCGTTATAATCTTTTCTACGCCTTATAACATTTGCTAATAACCTAGGTGAAGTGTTTGGAGCATCTGTACCAAAACACATTGCGTTAGGAGTACCGTGCATACTTACATCATAGTAGCCATCCTTTGATTTTACTTTTTTGACAAACTGGTTAAGTAAATCATCTTTAGGAAAACAAGAAAAACCTGACTTTAGTTTTTGAATATTTGAAGTATCAATATTTTTCAACTTATCTCTTGCATCAACACTTCTTAATTCAATTATATCACTATTTGCTGAAAATTCAACAGCATTAATATATTTATCCTTAAAATCTTGAAAATTTTGTGACTTATCAAGTCCGAAGTATTCTGCTCTGTCTTGCAGTGTTTTTAGTTCTTCATCATCTAAAGCCCATTTGGCTCTTTGAAGTAAGCAACATCTGCAATTACAATCCATATATGGGTCACCAAAGCCACCGGGTCCTTGTGCTGAATATCCATCAACTTCAAAGTCCTCATCAATTTCTCTTATCTGTCCGTCTAACTGCTTATGTTCCGGTCTTGTTCTGCCGTCTAAGGTACTGTCCCATTGTTTTACAATGTTAGCACCTTTCTTTTTGGCGTTATTCATACAGTCCAGCTTAGCCTCAGACTGTATTCTGTGACCTTCTGTTCTTGCAATTCTCATTGAACGGTTAAGGTCAGCTTGTCCATAGTCGCTGATACTTCTTGCCATTGTTTCATAAGGTAGTGCAGAGGCAAGTCCTCTTTGCAGTTCTGACTTGACCTGTTTCTTTAGTTCTTTGGTGTTGCCACCTAGCTTTTCACTTAGCTTAAAGTCATCACCTGTCTTTTGTACTGCTTTAACTACTTGATTTTCATTCATTGGTAATATAAGTGGTACACCTTGACCGTGCATATCGTACAAATTGCCTATGTAACTATTTGTGTAACTGTTTTGTAGATACTCTGCAATAGAATTGAAGTTACTACCTTGCAATGAATCAAGCACACCTGAAACCATTGTTTCTAACTGCTTTTGATATTCCAACTGATATGCTTTTGATTGTGTCAAAGGGTTAGCTTGTAACTCTCTGATATTCTTCTTTATATCAGCTAAAGCAGTAGTATAGTTATCTGTTAAGGCATTAAGCACTGCCTTTTCATCAGCAAGGGACTGTCCTATTACTTCTTTTTGACGGCTATTCATTCTGTACCACCGTATTTGCAAGTGTTTCTGATGCACCGTTTAAATCCGGTTCTGCACTGCTTTCAACCAGTTCTTTGACTTCTTCATAGTCAAGTTCAAGTTCATCACAAATTGCCTTTAGCACAGTATCATTATCAAGCCTTGCAGCAGCATTAAGAATTGTTGTAAGTACAATCTGTTGTGTTTCTGCTTTGGTCTTTTCAATCTGTGCATTGTCAAGTGCATTAGTCATAATCTCTCTTGATAGGTCAAAATACACATCACTTTCCTTGTAAGCAGTGTTTAGCTGATTATTAATATCAGTTAAGGCAACCTTAACTAATCGCTTTAGAAAGGCTTTTAGGCGTATTTCCAGCTTATTGCACTTCAAGTCAAGAAGTGCATACCTTGAACGGATAACAATATTGGTTATGTTACCGTCACCTAATTGTGCTGAATTGAAACCCATACCAAAACGGTATATATTCTTCTCGTCAATATCAAGCTTAGCTTGTCTTGCAGTAACAGGAATGTCAATGGTCTTAATATCTACCTCACCATTTTCAGGTACACCAATATGTTTTTTAACCTTGATATTTTGCATAAGTTCATCAAGACTGTCACCCTCAAAACCTTTCACAACATATAGTGCATCTGACACATCTTGAAGATTATTAGAAAGTCCACAAGCCATAAGGTCATAATCATCAATAAGAGCCTTAATAGGTTCTAGGTGACTTTGTTGTTTTCTGTTGTTGTCAATTCGGAAAAATGGAATAAAACCAAAACTATCACCAAACTTTCCTTCTTCTTGGTCTTTGGTAAATACAATATGTGGTCTTGGGTTTATTGGTTCTTCTTTATCAAGTTCAATATTGCCGTCATTAACCTGAACATAATATGTAACATTGTTTTTATCCCACACCTGAATTCTTTTAATCAGCTTTTTTCCTTTATCTACTCTATCAATATACCAATAGATAACATATTCCGTATGGTCATCAGTATCCTTTGCTCTTACTTCAACAACACCCATTGAGTCTGCATACTGAAAAGATACCCTATGATTAGCACCCATATATGCGTACATATGACCGAAACCATTTACACAAGTATCTGTCATAGTGTCAGATAGGTTACTTCTAAACTCATCATCAAAATACTTGTCCAGTTCTTCTTGAAGTTTCATATCATCACTACAAACAATTCTTTCCTTGTTTGATAGAAGATACTGCACACATTGGTCAACAAGTTCAATAAAGAATGGATGTGATATTTTGATATTTGAACGGTTCTTATCTTCTTGCAATATACCGTCTGCATCATAGTAGTAAAGTTTATAGTTAAGAATATCGTGTTTACCTTCATAATATTTCTTACCTATTCTTGCTTTTCTCTTTTGCTCTGATGTAATGTCATCATTAATAAAACTTTGTATTTCTGTTGGCTTTAGCACTTTGTCACCTTCTTAAAACAGCCATTTATTACCCTTAATATATTTTTCAAGTCCATAACGCATTGCGTCCATTAGATGGTTAAAATCATCAATAGGCTTGTTTATTTTGTTACCAAATTTATCTTTATCCCATGTGTAGTTACTTATCTCTGTAAGGAAGTTTACACATCTTGGATGAATTATTATTTTAAAGCCTTGTATCCATTGAACACCGTTGTTTATACTGTCTTTACCTTTTGATGCACCTTTTACATGAAGTCCTAGGGTACATAGTTCATCAATAGATTTAGGTTCAGCAGAATCAGCAGTTATTCTTTCTTTTTGGTATCCCATTAGCTTTACCTTATCGGCTATTGCTTTATTTGACATACCCTTTTCATAGAACTCATCCCACACATATATTTCTTGACTTTCTATATTTACAAAGCCAACAAAAAAAGCACTCGGGTCATTGGTATAACCAAAGTCAAGCCCAAATGCTGATTGACATTTTTTTATTGTGTCTAGGGTAAATTCTCTTTCTTCAAAGTTTTCATACACCAAACCGTCAACAATGCCCCAATTACCTAATCCGGCTACTTGATAACGGCGAGGGTTCTTCTCTTTCATATTCTCAAACACCTGTAAGTCTGATTTATCAAGCCATTCATTACAAGTGTAATTTGTTGTTAAGGCTAACACCTCAGGACTTTCACTGTCAAAAAACCTTTTCTTTAGCCAGTGATGTTCATTCCAAGGGTTAAATGTTAATGTTATTTGCTTAAATAAGTTCTTTGGCACTTCACCTCTGATACTTTCGTCAAGTGTATCAAAGTCGCTTTCTGAGGTTATCTCATAAGCTTCTTCTATCCAACACCAACAAAGGCTACCAACATCAACAGTAATTGATGTAACCTTTAATGGGTCATCAAGTCCTCTAAAATAGATATGCTGTCCTGTCGGCTTGTAAATAGCCTCTAAGGGACTTTCCTTGAACTGCCACAAGTTATCTACACATAGTCGTTTTACTGCCCATTTCAGTTCCTTATAGCAACTATCATGTAATGTGCGATATGTCTTTCTAATTACAAGCAAATTAGCTTTATTGTACTGCATAAGTTTGTAGATAAACCATAGTGCAGTAGTCTTTGACTTTTTACTTGCTCTACTACCCTTTACAACTCTGTATCTGCCCTTAAAATTCCAAAAACTTTTATATCCTTTACCCACAACAGAGGGTAGATTAATTGTATTAGTCTTCAAGGCTGCTTTCACCTTCAAACACCGGCAAAGCAAGTTCTACTTGTGCCTTATCGGTAAAGATGCCATATGTCTTGCCTAACAGTTCAGCTGCTTTCAGTTTCTCTTTTTCGTCAGGAGCTTTTTCAACTCTTTTTGCCATTGAACAACCTTCACCGACAAATTCAGTAACAACAACTTCCGATACAGATTCACCACGCATTACTGATGTTAGGTACTCAACAACTTCTTTCTCATCAGCAGTCTTTTTACTATGCAGTTTATCAAGTTCATCATCCAATGCCTGTTTTAAATAAGGCTTATATGGTAGATGTCTTTTTGTTGTAGAGTTTTTTAGAGAACTAAGTAACCATTCATAAGCATATTTTGCAGTTGACTTCTTGTATCCTGCCTTTAGTGCTGCTTGATAAGCACTACCTTTGCAGATTATGTATTCCTTAACAAATATTTTTTCTTTGTCATTAAGTGCCACCAAACAACACCACCTTTCGATAATTTCTTATACAACAAAACCCACCTAAGTGTTTAGGTGGGCAATGCTGAATTTTTTACAAGAGGAATAGTAGAAGTGAAAATCATTCTTGCAATCTTATCTATCTCTTTATCGGTTTTCCATAATATCATTATAGCACTTAAGAATAGGAATTAATAGGAACTGATAGGAACTACTTAATCCATATTATACTTTTTTCTAAAGGCTTGTAATGCTCTACCGTGTAAGGCTCTAATCCATCTATCGGAACAACCAATAGTTTCAGCAGTTTTCTCAAAGGTTTCACAATTAAGGTAATATTCTGTTAGAACTAATATGTAAATTGCATCATCAAGACCATTGATTTTACTTCTAACATCATTCTTCATACAAATAAGGTCATCAATTTCACTATTGATTTCATTTTGCAAATCCACAATCTTGTCAACTGTTTGTGTGAAGTCGGTAGTGTTTGATGACTTTACACGCTCACCGTTTGTCTGTGGGCTCATCTGAGTTATGCTTAGCCTTAACCTATGTAATTCCTTATCCTTAACATTAATCAACCTATCAGCAAACCTTACACGATTAAGGTACTCTTTAGCATTCAAGGTTATCACTCCAATCTAACCTCTGGCCACAATTAGGACAGTAATTATACTCCCAACTAGCACTAAACATAGTAAGGTTCTTATGACAACTAGGACAAATAGGACAAAATTTATCAAGCAATGCTTTTTTGCTTGATACCACCTTCTTAGGTGTTCGTTTTGAAACAGACTTACCCAAGTTTACTCTTTTGCAATCATTAATCAGGTCTATAAAATCATCTGTTGTCATTCCGTAAGAAGAACATGGAAAATTCTGCTCACAAATAATATCATATTCATTATTATCAAGGATTTCTCCTAATTCTGTAACATCAATATATTTGCCCTTTGAAATATCAATATAATTAATATAATTACTCATATTGCAATCTCCCCACTTTCAATCTTAGCTCTATACTGGCCGTAGCTTAGCCTTGTACCGTTTTCTTCATTGTACTTATGTAAATTATACAAAGTACGGTTAAGGTTATGTTCTCTTGACTGCTTTGGTGTTCTAGCTTGTCTTAGTTTTTTCATTTTTGCTCTGTTGTGTATCTTGATACACTCATAACTGCAATACTTTGCATTGTAGTTTCTTGCAGTAAATTCATTGCCACATACTGCACATACTCTCTTAATTTCCATTATTGTTACTCCTTTTCTGTGCAAGGTAATTCGAACTCATACTGCTTACACTCATCAATAGTATTATAAATATCAACATCACTCATACCGTCATCAGGAAAACCTGCATCATTTTCGATTGAATAACAATTTTCTTTTACTTTCTTTTCTAGTTCATCAACATTAATAAACTTAGCCATTTTCATTACTCCTTATTTCAACATCATCAAGTTTACATACCACTAAAGAATTTGTAGCTAAATTGTCTTGTAGTTCAGCTTGATATATAAACTTGTTTTCTTTTGTACTTCGTCTGATAATACAACCAACTAAGTTATAAATACTTCCCTTATAACTTACCTGCCTATTCAAATATCTCTTAACTTGAGAAATGTCCATTTACAGGTAACTCCTTTATCCTGATATAGATACCGGGAATATCAGCCCAAAACTTTTCTACCAGTTCAGAACAAACAAGTGCATCATCTTTCCAAAAGCCTAACTTAGTCATTACATCTTTCAAAAGCTTTTGTAAGTTATCTGTATCAGGCTTTGTTGTACGATAGTCCCCATCACTATGTTTTCCCGTTAGTGGGAAACACCACTTTGTAACAAGTGATACACCTGAAACAAACATTTCCTTTGGAACATATTTGCTTAAATATGCTTCAAGTTTTGACCTAGCCTCTTTTAGTCTTGGTTCTTCATAGAAGATTGGTTTACCGTTCACATAACTAATCTTCTTTTCTTGATGGGTAATTGTTGGTGGGTCCATAGGCATAAAAAATTCAGTAGTCTTCATTTTATATCCTTTCTGTGTAAATCGTTTATTTATAAACTTCTGCTTTTTCATGTATATTATTACTTAATATAAAAGGGGAATTTAAAACCCCTTTTATATATATATAATATATATAGTTTTTCTTTCCCTCTGAAAAAGTCGATAAATTATTCGAGATTTTCCCTAGGGAAGAAAGTTACTTTTTATCGAGTTTTTCACTATTAGGGAAAGGAAAATTATTCGAGATTTTCATTTTCCTTGTTTTAATAATATTGTGTTTTTATTCTTAAATAGAATTATTTTTCAAACCCACATTACTATTATCAACCCAAAAATTGTTATGTTCCTTTAGATAATTTCTAACGGTTTTATCTGTCACTCCCATATAGGATGCAAGTTCTTCAATACTGGCTTGACCATTTTCTTGAACTGCACTAAAGGCAACTTCTAATGATTCTTTTCGTTCATTCTTTCGTTCTTCAGCACTCTTTTTGTTGCCAAAATTCTTCTTGTAATTTGAGTTTTTACTATTCATTTGGCTACTACTGTCAATATCACTTAAAACACCTGTATCGTCAATCTGATGTATAGGATAATTGAACCAACAGTTGATTGGTGAGAACCTAGGGAACTCTCTTAATGTACCTTCAATTCTCCAAGCTGAACGAGTTTTGATGGACTTTCTTTCTTCTTGAAATTCAGCCCTAGCCAAAGCTAAAGTATTCTTACTTAGCTTATTTTCGGCTATCTTTTCCATATTGTAGGAGCTTTCTAAATCATCCTGAGAAACTTCCTCATCAATATCAGAAACAAACCTTTTCAGATATTTATAGTAAATAGCACATTCAGCTTTGTTCTCTTGATACTTAATAAGATTATCGTCAATTTCAAGTTCTATAAGGTCTAACATAGCATCAGGGTCACGAGCAAAAACACCACTGCCTGAGGCTCTGTCCATAGACTTCTTAGTACCTTGATTACCTTTTGAATGATGGTGACAGTAAATTACTGCACATCCCAGTTCTGCACAAATTTTGTCAAACTGATTACAGAACTTAGACATCTGTTCTGCACTGTTTTCATCACCTGTAAGAACCTTGTATATAGGGTCAATAATAACTGCTATATAGTTCTTTTTTAAGGCTCTACGGATTAGCTTTGGTGCTAATTTATCCATTGGTGAGGCTTTACCTCTTAAATGCCATATATCAATATTCTTTATGGCATTAGGTTGCCAATTTAGTTTCTTATATACATCAGCAAATCTATGTAAGCAACTTGCTTTATCAAGTTCAAGATTAACATACATAACTTTACCTTTAGTACAATTAAAGCCTAGCCACTTTTTTCCCTCAGCTATTGCAATAGTAAGTTCAATAAGTGCAAAAGACTTACCGGCTTTAGATGGTCCGGCTATAAGCATTTTGTGACCTTGTCTGAGAACATTATCAATTAGTGGTGGTGATAGTTCAGGTAAGTTATCAAAAACTTCTGTTAGGTTTTCCGGTTCAGGTAAATCATCATTAATACTTTCTATCCACTCATACCATTCATCCCAACTTTCTTTGCCTATGTTGGTATCAAGTAAATATTGTTTCTTACCTTTCCTTTCAACACCGGGCATTCTGCTTAGTCTTGATGGGTTCTTGTTCTGCTTATCTGTAATAAAGCCGTTCTTGTCACAAACTTTATAAAGATAATTTACTCTCTTACTGTATTCTTCATAATTTGTAGCATTTATCTTTACAATAGCGTGAATAGACTTATTACCTGTATGTACAAGACAAGCTACCGGCAGTTCAAGTTCTCTGATAATAGTATTCTGAGTTTCTATAGGTATTTCATCAGATTCTACAAGTGCATAACGGTAGTCGGTTACATTATCATTTTTAACACCTTTACCGTCTAAAGGATTAAACCTTATCCAAGCACCTACATCTTTGTTGTAATCCCCAAATACTGCACCTATATCATCATCTTTCAGCTTTGACAGTTCTTCTATTAACTGACCTGCAGTTCTATCATAATTACCCTTTGTAGGTAAGTTCTTACCGTCAGCAGTTTGCCAACAGTCTGTTACATATCCCACATTATCATCAGCCTCAAACAATACACTAAGGTATTTAATAAGTTGTTCTTTAGGGTGCCACTCCTTAGGTAGCTTTAATTCTTCAATTTCAAAACCACCGTCAATAACTTTCAATGGGTCATTACTGATTTCATCATCCCAGTTCATAGCCTCATCAGGTGCACCAACAGGTGGCTTGTAACCAAAGTCACAAGCCATTTGATATATAGTGCCACCTGTTACCGGTGAAGAACTTCCGTTAAATGTTGCCCATTTTTTATGACATTCACCACTGTGGTATCTGCTACTATCTCTACTGCTCCAGTTATCCCAATCATATTCAGAATAACCTTCTTGTTTAAGAGCCATACCAACATTAATCCATCCCTGATAGTCTAGCCTTGAAGGGTCAATATATTTAATTAATTCAACTAAATTCAGCTTATTATTCATAGCTATTCACCCTCTCTATACTGTGACGGATTGATGTTTCTAGGTACATGCCAACCGTTTGCTTGAATTCTGCATATTAGATTTCTTGCATTTTCAAATTGCCATTCACCAACATGCTGAAATCCATAACGCTCTAAACATCTTATCTGCTTAGGTGTGGTAAGTCCTGTTTCTTTGCGTTTCTGTAGTCTTTCAAGTAGCATTGTAGCCTTACCGGCATTATCAATTTCATCCGGAAAAATGCCTAGTTTTTCAAGTGCTTGTACTTGTTTTTTGCTAGGTGGTGCCATCTCCCAACCAAAAGCCGGTACATATGAAGATAAATCTTCTGCTTGAATTGACATTTCAAATTGCAAAGGGTCAACAAGTTTTCTTTTTCTTGTTTTCATTTTTTGCAGTTGTTCTGCAAGTGCTCTTTCTCTCTGTTCAACAACATCCTCTGATGCCTTTTCCTCAGCCTCTTCAATATCAACAGGACAACCTGAATTTTCTGCTAAATTCTCAGTCATTTTCTTTGCCACTTCGTCAGATGTACAAATTAAGTGAGCAGGTCTGCATAGTTCGTGTCTTTCTGTATGCCATAGAAAATCAAGAAGTAATAAATCTTCTTTACCTTCACATAGTCTTGTACCTCTGCCAACCATTTGACAATAAAGACCTCTTACTTTTGTTGGTCTTAATACAATAATGCAATCAACTGATGGACAGTCCCAGCCTTCCGTTAAAAGCATTGAATTACACAGAACATTGTATTTATCATTTTCAAAATCACTTAATACTTCTGCTCTATCTGTACTGTTGCCATTAACCTCAGCTGCATTAAAGCCCTGAGTATTTAAAATATCTCTAAACTTCTGTGAAGTCTTTACAAGTGGCAGAAAAACTACTGTCTTTCTGTTTGCACAATACTTCTTCATTTCTGTTGCTATTTGATACAAATATGGGTCCAGTGCAGTATCAATATCACTGGCTTTAAAGTCACCGGCTTGTGTTGATACACCTGATAAATCAAGTTTAAGTGGTATTGTTACTGCCTTAATAGGAGTTAAATACCCTTCCTTAATAGCTTGTGGAAGGGTATACTCATATGCTAGGCTATCAAACACTTGTCCTAGATTTTTCATATCACCTCTGTCAGGTGTTGCAGTAACACCAAGTACATTAGCCTCAGAAAAATGTTCAAGTATTTTTTGGTAACTATCAGAGATAACATGATGTGCTTCATCAATAATAATTGTGTCAAAGTAATCACAACTAAATTGATTTAGTCTTTTATCTCTCATAAGTGTTTGGACTGAACCTACAACAACTCTATACCAACTGTTAATACAGGAGTTTTCAGCTTTTTCTACTGCACTTTTCAGTCCGGTAGCTTTTTCTATTTTGTCAGAGGCTTGTTCTAACAGTTCACCTCTATGGGCAAGGATTAAAACCCTTGCCCCTTGTCTTACACAATCTTCTGTAATCTTTGCAAAAACTATTGTTTTACCACACCCTGTAGGAAGAACCAAAAGAGTTTTCTTGTCCCCACTATTCCACTTTTCAAAAACCTTTTCTTTTGCCTCTTGCTGATATGGTCTTAACTTAATTTCACCCATTAAAACTGACCCGGCACAAAGGCTTTAGGCTGACTGTTTTGTTGTGGGGTTTCCTTAGGTTCTAAGAATTCTTTGATTCTGTTAATTTCTCTTTCTTCGCCTTTATCATTAGTGTATTTATCTACACTAACCTTACACTTACCTTTTCTGCCTGTTACTTCACTCCAATTCATTCGTAAAGGTTCTCCATGTTTTCTCAAACCAATAGAGGTGAAGAACTGACATAGTTTCCACTCAACTTTTTTGTTAAGAAGTAGGTTCTCTCTAACAGTAGTAGAACCTACTTCTGAAGTCAGCTTAATTGATAGTTCAGCTTTAGGACAAGGTGACATTTTTGTGCTACCTTCAAATCTCTTTCTTTCAAAACCTAAAATCTCAAAATCATATGTACCCTCAGGAAGAAGAACAAACTCACTATCATTTTCAATGGTGTCATCCCAATCCATTGCTACATCATTGTTATTGTATTCTGCCATATAAAATCATCCTTTCTTTAATCAAACGGTAAATCATTGTTTTGGTTAATCAGTTCTACAACTTTATCCCAGAAAGTAATTAACCAACCTTCAATAAATTCATTACCATAGTCCTTTATCTTTGTATCTTGTGGGAAATATCCATTTTGTGCCACAACAAGTTGAATTTCCTCTTCTGACACATTATCGGCTTTCATCAGATCTACTAACTTCTTGGGCAATCCTTCCGGAATCGGAACATTAGTTGCTTGTTGCTCCACCGGTGGTGAAACTGTTACATCATCTTCTACAAGGTCATCAAGTTCAGAGATAGGGTCACTTGCAACTGTTTGTTGTGGCTTTGGTTCTGATACAACAGTAGTTGTTGTACTGTCAATAGGGATAAATGGAGAAATCACAGAGTATTCAAAAGGTACTTCCTTATCAAGACCGTATCTGTTTTTTGCATCCCAACAAGGATTATGCTCTGTGTACATTACTCTCTTGCCACCTGTAGCCTTGTACTTGTTGTTGTCTGTTTTCTCAACATAAGTCTTATAATTAACAAAGAATACTGCATCTGCCCATTCTTTTAATAAAGGAGCATTTCTTTTATCCAGCTTTAGTTCCCATCTATCATAAGCACCCATTTCATCAGGTTGTTCAAACTTTCTCATAGTAGCGTGAGCAAGTACCACAACATTAATATGTATATCAATCAAGTCTTCTAACAGATTAAGTATCTTACCAAAAGCCTCTGACTGATATACATAACCTTTGCCATAGCCAAAGTCCTCAATACCTTTCTTCTGTGCAGATGCACATACTGATTGACCACATAACTTTTCCATCCAATCAGCAGTATCAAGAACAAAGGTTTTGCATACATTAGGGTTCTGCTTAACATATTCAATCTGTTTAATAACCATCTCCATTGAAGTTGGTCTATCAAATCTTCTAACATTAAGTCTTTTTGTGCCACCCTCTGTATCACAAAACACAGGACTAGGGAACTTAGAAGCCATTGTTGACTTACCAATTCCCTCAGGACCATAAATTACAATCTTTTGTGCTGACATAATTACACCACTTGAAATGTTCATTTTGTACCTCCTTGTTGCCATTCAGACAATGAAACTTTTTCCCCATTAATATCCATAACTGTATTCTCAATAGCAAACTGTAGCATTTCTTCAACTACATCTTGAATAGTTCTGCTTGTCATATTTGAAACAATAGTAATAGGTAAATACTGCTTAGGAAGTACCCTAACCCTTGTATATCCACAAGCAAGTGATTTGCCTGTATTTACTGTAATTACACATTCTTTTGGTTTAGTAACCTTTCTAGTAGCCATAATTTAAAATTCTCCCATCTTAAATTCCTTTTTTACAAAAGGCTTTTGTTCTGTATTCTTAACATATCCATCCTCAATAATGATGGAACATTCATCTCCGGTTGATACTCTTGTTGCAATAGCCTGTAAGTTCTCACTTTCAAGCCACTGATTAAATTCTGCCAGTGTTTCAACATCCATTTGTTCCAGCTTATCTAATAGTACAAAACCACAATTAGGATTTAACTTTCTGATAATAGCAGTAGCTACTTTTAACTGCTCTGCACCACTCATATTGTCCCACTTATAGCCTTTATAAGTTAGTTCCTTACCTTCGACTGATAGACCCGGTAAAGGGAGATTAGCATTGTTAAGTAGGTCATACTTCTTCTTGCGTATTTCTTCAATCTGATGTGTTAGATTGTTGTACTGGTCTTGATAATTCTTGGCATCTTCTTCAGCTTTCGCTTTATCAAGATTTGCTCTAACCTTACGGTTAATACTATCAATATTAGCAATGCTTTCTTCAAGTTCAGCAGTTGACTTATCTTCAAGTCCCTGAACAGAAGTTTTTGCAATTTCAATGTCAGATAGTATATGTCTTCTCTTATCCTTTAATTCTGCTAAATTTCTTTCTAAAGTAGCAATTTGGGCAGTAAGGGACTCGTTCTGACTTTCCAATGAACATAACTGTTCCCTTTTCTTCTGATTCTCACCGTTCTGCACAAGTATTGCTTGTTGTTGCTTAATTAAGTCATAAGGAGAAATAAGTTCAGAAGGCACACCCTCATACTCTTCCATTTCAAGGGCATACTTCTTCTTTTGATCTGCAATCTGACCGATAGCGTGTCTTTGATTGTATGTTGTGGTTTCTTCATTTTCCAGCATATAAAGTTCATCACCAACACCAATAATCTGTAGCAGAATATCTGCCTTTTCTTTGCCTGATGCACTCATAAACTTTGGTAAATCAAGAGCAAAGGAACTGATAAATTCATTCAGCAATGTTTGTCCACTTTTGTTACCTTCCGGGTCAATGACCTTTAAGCTACTATTCTTGCCACTTCTCTCAACCACAATACCGTTAGATAGCTTAATCTTTAGGTGTGGTGGGATTGTAGAACCATCTCTCTTAGGAGATGATGGCATAAACTTGTTACCACCAAGACACCATGCAATACTATCAAGTACAGATGTTTTGCCTTGACCGTTTCTGCCACCAAGGACAGTTAAGCCCTCAGCAGTAGGAGTTAAGGACACAGCCTTAACTCTTTTAACATTTTCTACTTCTAATGATGAAATCTTAATTGACATTTTTACTATTCCTTTCGTTTTAAAAAACTTGACATTTTAGAAATTTTTCTCTAAAATGAAATTAAACTATTTTGTTATGTTCCGTTATAGGAACACCTTTCAAGCCACTAAGAAACTGCAATTTCTTAGTGACTTTTTCTTTTGTTTTGGTTTTCCGGTAACTTTTTGCAAAGTCCTAAAGCACCTCTATTCTCTCTTCCAAGCCTTTGGTACTTGTCAACATAAGGGCAGTTTGTGTTAAGTTCGCACTTGTAGCACTCACACTTTCTGTCCTCATTCTTGTAAAACATTTTCTTTCACCCCCTAATTAAAATGTCACACATATATTAAGGACTGCAGCAGCAATCCAATATGTTGCCATTTTGAAATCTTTACCTACTCCATAGACTATTGCAGCACCTACATCTAAGATAATCAACAATAGTGGAAAAATGTACTTTGTGTTCATACTTCTTCGCCCTCTAGAGTTGTTACAACTTCTTCCGGTTTTGTGCCCAAGGCTTCCTCAAAACACCTTGTCTGAAAATCATCCTTAGTTATACAAAGGTTTTCCCTACTGTATGCAACTTTGAAGTCGTCCATAATATCCGACAATATGCGTGGTAGGATATACACAAGTCCAAAATACAAGAATGGAAGAAGTAAGAAACCACCATGCTTAGACATTAGATTGATATGTAGCACTAACGACATCACAATAGTAACCACTATTGATACTGCCAGTCCTACTGCTTTAATCTTTTCTTTCATTGTCCATTTCCTCCAACTTTCTTAAAAGCCTTGCTATCTGATTTTGGTTTTCCCTAATCATTTCTAGCAAGTGCCTTTGTTCATTCATCACTTCATTCCAACTATTCTGAAGCCACTTGGTATTATCTGTGTGTGCCTTGTTCAGACAACCTATAACACCTAGGACTAGAAGTACAAGTGCTAGAATGATAACTGCAATAGTGAAACTTCCCACTTTTTTCACTTCCTTTCTTTTGCCTAATTCAGTAGTGCTGAATCAGGATGGTTATTCACATAGTCAGTCATACCCTGACTTATTCTTGAACATATGCCACTTATGTAGCGTTGTTCTTGTTTCTTGGTTAAGTGGTTAGTCTTGTTGCCGTTGTGGTCCTTTTCAGCCCACAACACTTGCTTACCACCATCATTAACCCACACTCTGTAGGCTAGTTCCTTTGCCATTTCATCACCTCTCAAGCTGTGTTAGGCTTTTCAGCCTTTGTTATTGTTGTCTTTACCGGCTTACCGGCAATCCTTGAACAAATCTGACTACACACCATTTCAAGGCTTTCCTTGTTTCTCTGTGCCTCTTCCGGTGTTCCGGTAAGTTGTGTTACAGTTACATAACTGTCTGTGTTACTCATATCATCACCTCACTAAAAGTTATGTTGTGCCTTGATTGTCCTATTCTTTTAATTTTTCCACATTTATAGATGTTTGTCCTTGTCCTTCTCCTTTGCCCAACGAATCAAATCCAGAGTACTATTTTCATAACTTGTCAAAAAGTCGTCTATTATCTTATAGAAATGGACGGCTATTATTTTTGCAGTTATAAAACTTGCAATCAGTACAATAACTAATACAAGTAATATTATCCCGACTAGTTCCAAATTATCACCTACTTTCTTAAACTTTGGTTTTCCAAAGTTATGTTGTAAAAAAATAAGTGGCTACATTGTCCACCGGTTCACCTATTACCTTACAAATTGCCTTCATTTCACTTTGAGTAAATTCACTTCTATTGTTTAATTTGAAGTTAAGAGTACTAGGATTTATGTGAATTTTTCTAGCTAATTCCTCTTGTGTAATACCCTTTGACTTTAACTTTCCTAACAATTCAGAATAGTTATAAGGTAATGTTCTTGTCTGCACATTAATCACCTCCTGTGACTATATAATACAACTTTGGTTTTCCAAAGTCAATAGGTTTTCCAAAGTTTTTTATATTTTTATCAAAAAATACTTGTGTTTTTCCAAAGTTCATTATATAATAAACCCAAGAGGTGATTATATATGTCAAACTTTTCAACTAGATTATGTGAGGCTCTCAAGGCTAGAAATATGACTGCTGCCGAACTATCTCGAAAACTTGGTATAAATGAAGGTACAGTAAGTCAATACAAGAACGGTGCATACGAACCAAAACAACGCAGATTACAACAGATAGCAGATATTCTTAATGTATCAATACCATGGCTAATGGGTGCTGATGTACCTATGGATATTAAAATAGATAATCTTGTTCCGATTGAATCTGTTAAAAAGATACCTGTTCTAGGAAAGATTGCATGTGGTGAACCTATCCTTGCAGAAGAAAACATTGACGGCTATGTAATCACTCCTACCGGAGTTAAAGCTGACTATGTGCTGAATTGCGAAGGTGACAGTATGATAGATGCTAATATTTTTAATAATGACAAAGTCTTTATTAAATCACAACCTATGGTTGAAAACGGTGAGATTGCTGCTGTACTAATTGGTAATGATACAACATTAAAGAAAGTGTATATGAAAGATGATACATTAACTTTAATACCTGCCAACAGTAATTATGAACCACTTGTTTACACTAAAGATGAACTTAACAGTATTAGAATATTAGGTAAAGTGGTAGCAGTATTAAGGCAAATACAATAAAAGAAAAAGCACTACCTTGCTGGGAACAAGATAGTGCTTATATGAAAGCAAAGAGTGGTTGTTTCACTTTCAAAATTATTATAATACATTTTGGCATTAATTGTCAATACGAAAGGGGCTAACGATATAATGGACTTTATCGACCAAGTAAAACAATTTTCTAAGAAAGCTGTTACTATGAAGGACAATTTACAAACAGAAGAGGCAACAAAGATGTCTTTGATTGTACCATTCTTTGCAATGCTGGGTTATGATGTTTTTAATCCAGAGGAATTTGTACCTGAGTACACAGCTGATGTAGGCATTAAGAAAGGTGAAAAAGTTGACTATGCAATAGTACAAAACGGCGAACCTATTATCTTAATTGAGGCAAAATGGTGTGGTGAAAACTTAGATAAACATGGTTCACAGCTATTTAGATACTTTGGTACTACTTCTGCAAAATTTGCAGTATTAACAAATGGTCTTGTTTATAGGTTCTTTACAGACCTAGACAACCCTAATATGATGGATGAAAAGCCATTTCTTGAAATTGATGTGCTAAATTTGAAAGAGGCTAAGGTTGCTGAACTTAAAAAGTTTTGCAAGTCTAACTTTAACCTTGATGAAATCTTTAGCACTGCATCAGATTTAAAGTATTCTAATGAATTTAAGAATGTTATTGCAGCAGAGTTACAGAACCCAACTGATGAGTTTACAAAGTTGTTTCTTAACAAAACATATTCAGGAAGACAGACACAAAGTGTTGTTGATAAGTTTAAACCGGTGTTAAAGAAAGCACTTAACAACTACATTAATGAACTTATGAACGACAAAATCAAGGCAGCCCTTAATAATAGTGATGATAGCGAAAAAGTCGTTGAAACTGATGTGGCAGAACCACAACCCGTTGAAGTTGAAGAAAAGCCTAGTTACGAAGATAGAATTGTTACTACTGATGAAGAACTAGAGGCTTACTTTATTATAAAGAACCTACTTAAAGATATTGTACCTATGAATGAAGTTACTTATCGTGATACCATTTCATACATAAATATTTTATATAAAGATAATGGCAGAAAGTGGATTTGTCGTCTTGTGCTTACTGATAACAGAAAAACTCTAATTCTTCCACATGAAGATAAAAGCAAAGAAAAGATTGAACTTAGTGACATCTATGAATTAGAGAATTATAAGGATAAATTTGTAGAAATTCTAAATAGATATATCTGAGGTTAATATAAAAAAGCAAACCAAAGAGTGTTTACAATAGTCAATTCGTAAATTTACCCTATTTTTACGAATTGGGTATCAAAATATAATAAAAAAAATCGCCCTCTAGTATTGGCGTACTAGAGAGCGACACCATTACACAGGGTGCAATGATACATAGAAATGCAAGTAATATTGTATCATACCCTTGTAAATTTTTCAATATAATTTACAAGGGATTTTTGCACCCTTTTTTAGATAAGAGAGGAGCAAGAAGATGAAAAATGCAATGTATTTGAGAAAGTCAAGGCAAGATGAAGGTGGACTTGAAGAAACATTAAGGAAACACAAAGAAATTTTACTTGACTTTGCAGTGAAGAACAACATACAAATCTCTGATGATGACATATATGAAGAAACCATTTCCGGTGAAAGTCTATATGCTAGACCGGAAATGTTGAAACTTCTTCAGAACATTGATAACGGTATGTACAACTCAGTTCTCTGTGTTGATGTTGACCGTCTAGGCAGAGGTGGTATGAGTGATCAGGGCATTATTTTTGAAACATTTAAGAATAATGATACAAAGATAATCACACCACGAAAGGTATATGACCTTAATGATGAATTTGATGAGGACAACATTGAATTTGAAAGTTTTATGGCTAGAAGAGAATTGAAGATTATCAAGAGAAGATTAAAAAGAGGTACTAAGAAGAGCATTGAAGAAGGTTGCTACCTTGCCAATGCTCCATATGGATATAAGAATACTGTTGTAAATAAAAAGCATACCCTTGAAATCGTTGAAGATGAGGCTAGAATAGTCCGTACTATTTTTGACCTATATGTAAATAAGGGTATGGGTTGTCAGAGCATAGCCTATGCTATAAATGCTATGGGTGCAAAGCCTAGAAGAACAGAACAGTTCGGTAGAACCACTGTAATGTTCATTTTAAAGAATAATGTGTATATAGGTAAAATTGTGTGGGATAAGAAAACTCACATTAGAAAAAACACCAGAGGCAACAGTAAGCACATTGTAATTTACAATGATAAAGACAAGTGGACCGTTTGTGAAGGCTTACATCCACCTATCATTGATATGGAAACATGGAACAAAGCACAACAGATAATTGCAGAGAGAACACACCCACCAACAAATAAGGGTGAAATAAAGAATGTGTTATCTCACCTTATCTATTGTGGAAACTGTGGTGGTTTGATGACTAGGACCATATCAAGAGGTTCTAGGAATGATACTAAAAACAAAAAGTATTATTACAGTTGTAAGAATAAAGGTTGTATCAAAGCTACTCAATGCCACTATGTTGATGATATTGTAATTAATACAATAAGGTACAGATTCAAGGATATGGTTCTTGACATAGCAGAACAAAACAATGTACATTACATAGATTATTCATCACAGATTAAAGGCATCAAGTCTGAACTAAAGAGACTTAATACACAACTTAACAGTCTGCATGACTTATTGGAACAAGGCATATATGACATACCTACATTTATGGATAGACAGAAAACTATCAATATGAGGAAGTCTGAACTGAACAATCAACTTGACATTATCGACAAAAAGACTTCTGAAAATAAGATGGTTGATGAAATCAGTATGATGAGTAGAATACAAAGTGTTCTTGATGTGTTTGATAGAGCAACACCACAAGAAAAGAATCAACTACTAAGAACCATCATAGATAAGATAACTTATTATAAAAAACCTTCTGATTCTACGGATAAATGCCGTCTTGTTATTACCCTAAAGCCAGTATTCTTCTAGCTTTATCTGTGTTTTATATCTTGTATAGTGTCTTTCTCCACAACTGTCATATATTCGTTGGGCATCAATACAAATAGATTCCTTAGGGTTGCAAGTGGTATGTTCACCAAAAGGACTTTCTGCCATAAGTAAAACCTCCATACATAGTGAAACTTTTGTTTCCGTCATTGACGGTGTAACACTATATCATATGGAGGTTTTCTGATTTTGTGATTGAATAGGTGAATTTTATTTTGTTAATTTTTTTGATTGTGGGTTAAGATTAATCAGTTCTATAAATTAGGGTTTGTAGAGTTAGAACAGACCTTGTTTTGTGGTAGATATTTAGAATTAGCAGAGACTACCCAGCCTTCCTTGTGTAAAGGAAGGGGGACCACGAAGTGGTGGAAGGATTGTTTTTGTAGGAATTATTGTCTATATCAAACATTTTCGATAT